TTGCTGAGATATTCATTAAACCAGCAAGAAGTATCAACTTTATCACATTATCTTTCGTAGCAACCAGAACTGGCGTCTCTTTTGACGAAGTTGCAGGTTAATAGTAGAGGAGAATAAAAAATGGCAAACATTAACGACTTCAAAGCTAAACTTGCAGGCGGTGGCGCTCGTGCCAATCAGTTTAAGGTAACAATGCCTTTTCCTGGTTATGCTCAAGTAGGTGGTGAAATAGAAGAACTAGCGTTCTTATGTAAGGCAACTACTCTACCAGAAATGACAATAGGTACTGTTGAAGTACCTTTTAGAGGTAGAGTTATTAAAATTGCTGGCGATAGAACAATAGCTGAATGGTCAATTACTGTATTCAATGACACTAACTTTAAATTAAGAAATGCATTTGAAAGATGGCAAAATGGTATCAACAATATGTCTGATAACGAAGGATTAACAAATCCTGCTGATTATCAAGTAGACGCTTTTGTTGACCAACTTGACAGAAACGGTGCAACAATTAAAAGTTACACATTAAGAGGTGCTCATCCAACAACGATAGCTGCTATACCATTAGCGTATGACGCTAACAATGCGATTGAGACTTTTGATGTAACATTTAGTTATCAGTACTTTGAATCAAATACAACTACTTAATATTGGTATAAATAATATTAGTATTAAAGAGGAAATAAATTATGGCTGAACTATTTGGTTTTCAGATAACGAGAGTTAAAAAAACTGAAGACCCTAAACAATCGTTCACAACAACCCAGGCGGATGACGGTACCCAAACCGTCGCCGCTGGCGGTTACTTTGGTCAGTACCTTGACATGGAAGGTACTGCCAAATCTGAAGCAGACCTGATTCGTAGATATAGAGAAATTTCTTGACATCCCGAATGTGATATGGCTGTTGAGGATATAGTAAACGAAGCTGTTGTTGCAAATGAACTAAAAGAAGCAGTAAGAGTAAACACAGATAATTTACCTTACGGCAAAGATATTAGAAGAAGAATAGAATCTGAATTTTCTGATATCTTAAAACTCATGAATTTCAATACAAAAGGACATGACATCTTTAGAAGATGGTATGTTGATGGTCGTATATACTATCAAAAGATTATTGATAGAACTTCACCTACATTAGGTATTACAGAACTAAAATATATCGACCCTAGAAAAATTAAAAAGATTAGAGAAGTAAGAAAAACAAGACCTGAAGGTGCTAAGAACTTAGAGATAGTAGATGAGTTTGTAGAGTATTACTTATTTAACGAAAAGGGCGTATCGGGTACAACATCTGGCGGTGGAGTTAAAATCGCACCTGATACAATTTCATTTTGCCCTAGTGGTCTAGTAGACCAACAAAAAAATATTGTTATGTCTTATTTACATAAGGCAATCAAACCTGTCAATCAACTCAGAATGATAGAGGACGCTGTTGTAATATACAGAATTGCAAGGGCGCCAGAAAGAAGAATATTTAAAATTGATGTAGGTAACTTACCTAAAGTTAAAGCAGAACAATACCTAAGAGATGTTATGGCAAGATATCGTAATAAACTAGTATATGACGCTTCAACAGGAGAAATTAGAGATGATAGAAACTATATGTCTATGCTCGAAGATTTCTGGTTACCGTCAAGAGAAGGTGGTAGAGGAACAGATATCTCAACATTACCTGGTGGTCAAAACTTAGGTGAAATTGCTGATATCGAATACTTTCAAAAGAAACTGTATCGTTCATTAAATGTTCCTGTAAGTAGACTAGAATCAACACAAGGTTTTAATTTGGGCCGTGCAAGTGAGATTACTAGAGATGAACTTAAATTTACTAAATTCGTACAAAGACTAAGAAAGAAATTTACAGAGTTATTTAATGACTTGTTAAAGACACAGTTAATTCTAAAGAAAGTCATTTCAGAAGATGACTGGCATACAATTTCTCATAACTTACAATACGACTTCTTACAAGATGGTCATTTTGCTGAACTAAAACAAAGTGAAATGATGAGAGAAAGAATACAATTAGTTAATGAGATGAGAGATATGGTAGGTAAATACTTCTCAGTAGAATACATGAGAAAGAATGTACTTAAACAATCTGAATCAGAAATCGCTGAAATGGATAAACAAATTAAACAAGAGATTGATGATGGTATTATATCATCACCATTCGCACAAACAGATGAAGACCCAATGGGCGAATAATAGGAGGATATTATGACAGAAGAAGTAAAAACTTTTATTGATAATCTTGCAACTGGCGATAATGCAAATGCTGGTGAAGCATTTAAAACAGCATTAAGACAAAAGGTTGCTGATGGACTAGACGCTAAAAGAAAAGAGATGGCAGGACAAATGTTTAATACTGCTCAATCTATACCTGATGAGGCAGAAGCTTTTAGTGACCCTAAACCAGAAATTGCTGAACCAGGTTCTTTTGACAGAGACGGAAATGTTATCAGTCAAAATGATGGTCAAGCAGATATTGATTTGACAACTGATGAAAACAAGTGATATTATAAAAGAATATAGTATACATGATTCAAGGGCGTTTAACTCTTTAACACCTAAGATGAAAGAGTGTGCCGAATCATTGTTTAAAATGTTAGATAATCATGTTGATGATGATGGCAATATACAAGAAGGTATAGAAAAATGTATTTTATCTGTATGTGAAAAACATAAGATAGAAAAAGAGAAACTTTTAGATTACATAGAACTAGAAGTTAGAGAACAACTTAAACAAACAATAGAGGTGTAAAGAAACTATGGCAGTAACAACTAAAATATTATCAGATACTAAGACACACGCCAAAGTATTACTCACCTGGAACGCCGACGCCGCTGCCACAGCAGCTGCCGTGGATGCTTCAGGATTGAGTGGACATGCAAACGGCGCCAAACTTCACATTACAAACATTGTATATGGTGTAGGTTTAGGAGAAGTTAAATTAGAATTTGTAGGGGATGCCGACATACTGGCAATTAACTTATGTGGGTCTGGTCATTATTATGGGGCAGTAATTAAAAATACTGTAACAAATACAGGTGCGACCGGTGGTGATATAAAAGCAACAACATCAAATGCTTCATCTGGTTTTGCATTATTGACATTACAGAAACAAGATATGGGCGAAAATAGTTAGGAGTAGATTATGGCAGATATAGTAACAGTACAAACGATTGCTGATGTAGCAGGTGTAAAACATGTTGCAAAGATGACTAACTTATCAGATGGTACTGGTGAATCATTGGTAACTAAGATTGACGCTTCAAATACTAATGCAATGACTGAAGACGCTACAAAAGTACTTGCAAGAATATGGTATTCTATTAATAGTACAAATAGTAATGCAGCTGTTGAGTTATTATGGGGAGGTTCAACTAATTCAACTATGGTATTATTAAATGGACAAGGACATTGGGATTTAAGAACATTCGGTGATGGCATAGTTAATAACGCAACAACACCGACAGGTGATATACTATTATCAACTAGAAATTTTGTATCTGGTGATAATTATACTATTGTAGTAGAATTTAGATAAAAATGTGCATTTAAAGTACAATTTTGTATAAATAGTATATAACAAAAGAGAGAGAGTACACTTATGAAATTAATTTCAGAAGAAGTATCAAGTGCCGAATATCTTGTAGAAGAAGACAAGAACGGCAAGAAAGAATACAAGATTAAAGGTGTTTTTTTACAGTCTAACATCAAGAATCGTAATGGGCGTGTATACCCTAAAGAAATCTTGATGAAAGAAGTAACAAGATACAATAAAGAATTTATCAATAAAAATCGTGCATTTGGCGAGTTAGGACATCCTGACGGCCCAACTGTCAATCTAGAGAGAGTTTCTCATATGATTAAGAAACTTTATCCAGATGGCGATAACTTTATTGGTGAAGCTAAAATCATGGACACGCCTTATGGTAAGATTGTAAAAGGTCTTATTGATGAAGGTGCTCAATTGGGAGTATCATCTAGAGGCATGGGTTCTATCGTACAACGAAAC